GCCAACCAGCATCGTCAAGAATGTTGCCGATCCGCGTATCGGTGTCCTCAAGTTCGTACATGGAACCTGCCAACGACTGCTGATTGAAAAGCTGCAACGCATCCGAACATTCAACAGTCGTCAACGACACTGCACCCTTACCAGGATACGACACTGTCCAAGCCGTAGCGAACCCGTAGTACAACGGATAAGTGACCACATTGTAGATGGCCCGCACCCTGATAGGCACCGTAATCAGAATGTCAGGCGAGTACGGCGACGACGTGTTTGACGGGTCGAACCTGCCGTCGCTGTTCTGTAACGTCAACGTACACCTGCCGGCGACAGGTTGCGGGACGGCTGACGCTGCAATGCCACGTTTGATCGTCACGGAACGCATATACTTTGAGATGTCTGTCCAAACGGGTGTCGCATACGGCGCATAACCGAACGCTGCCTCTATGGACATTTCAACACCGTGCGTGCCGTATGCGGTCACTGTCCGCGCCTGGCTTGGCCTACCTGTGCTTCGGTGATAATGTCAGCCAGATCATCCACCGTCGAGGCACCGAACAGGTTGCCCTCCACGATCACTGTCACACCGCCACCTGCGCCTGGGATGCCTGCCCGCATCGTGTCGCGGTCTAGGACGCCTTCACCTTTTTGGAGTACACGAAGGACTTCGTCTGTGCCGAGTGCGCCGCCGACGATACCGCCACTGTGCATCATGCCGTCTTTCGCTCCGGGTGGCGGGGGTGGCAGGTAACCGTCAGGTAGTTTCGGGCCGGTGTAGGTGCCGACGATGTCGAACTCGACAGATGTACCGTTCAGTTGCAACAACTTGTCAAAGAGTTGCTGCGCTTCACTGGCGGACAGCCCCAACTCTGACTTCAACGTAGCGAGAGAACCCTTCGCATCGCTGATGTCGAGCGAGTCCAGGGTTTCCTGCACATTGGTAATCTCTGGGCCGATGATGCCGTCCAGCCGCAGTTCGGCTTCAACTGCGGCGTTCCAATCCTGCGTGAACGCAGCAACGGTGTCGCGCGTCTCAATGCCGCCTTCGACAAGTTCCGCGTGCAGGTTGTCCATTCCTGCCGCTGCGATCAGCGCCAAGTTCGCTTCCCACGCTTGGGTTGCCGATTCGGTGGCGACAAGGTTACCAATGAAGTCGTCAGTAGAAACGCCCATGTCGTCGGCTAGACTCGAGAAGCCGTTTACGACATCATCAATTTCTTCGTTGATGATCTTCTCCCACGCTTCGGCTTCGTCTGCCATGTCTTGGAACAGTTCAATGGTTTCCTCACCTGCCGGTATCAGTTCCTTCTCCATAGCGGTGGCGTTCCGTCCGGCGGCTTGCGCCACCTTGTCATGCAGTTCTTCCTGTTCGCCTTGTCGGGTGGCGAGTTCGGCGGCTTGATCTATCAGTTTGCGTTCCTCAAGTCGCAGCGCCTCTACCTCTGCGGTGACGGCATCCCACACGCCACTGTTTTCGTTCAGCGTACTGTAGATGTGGCCTTCGACTTCCTCCAACGCGTCAGACTCGCCAGCCAAATCATGGACAGAGTTCTTGAATGCGATGACGTCTTCATCGGTTCCTGACACGGCTTTCTGTAGGAGCGCTATAGATACGCCGGCGTCGCGCATCCTCTGCACCGTATCCGCCCCGAACATATCCTCCAAGGCTGTGACACTGATCGTGCCGAGCGTTTCCAAATCGCCAACCAAACCCTGAATCGTGTCTTTCTCCGCGTTGGCTTCTGCACCGATAGACGCAACAGCTAAAGCGACGAGCGCCAACCCTGCGAGTATCGGGTTCGCATACAGCGCCGTAAGCGCAACAGTCAACAGACCGACAGCCTTCGCCGCGTCACCAACCGGCTTCGGCAACGACGAGAACCAGTCGCGAATCTTGAACGCACCAGTAACGAAGTTCTGCACGGCACCAACGATCTTGTCGAACCAGCCCATCGCCGTGTCGATAAACGCCGGCAGGTTCTCCGTGAACCACACCGCCACCTGGTCAACGAACGGTGCCAACTGTTCGCCCATATCCAATACCGCGACATTGACGGCAGTCTTGATTTTGTCCCACGACCTACTTAAGCCCTGATCCATAGTCTCGAACGCTGCGTCGGTTGCACCAGCAGCGTCCTGCATCTCATCCATCGCAGTACCGAACGCCTCAGCACCCGAATCTGACGTCAACGAAATAACACCCATACCGGCCTCAACCGATCCGAACAGGTCACCGACACCGACACCCATATCGTCGGCACGGCCCTTCATAGCCATAAACGCTTCCTCGACAGTACCGCCACCGGCGATGAAGTCGGGGAACGTCTGCCCGGTAGCAGCCTCGAAATGCTTGAACGCCTCCGTGCCGCCCTTACCCAACTCGACAAGTGCCTGCCGCAACTGTGTCGTCGCCACACGCGTCGGTGTACCCTGCGCCGTCATCGTAGCCAACGCCGCCGTGACGTCACCGAACTCTATGCCCATCGCAGCCGCCACCGGATTGACTTGGAACAGCGACCGTGACAGTTCATCCATCGTCGTTTTACCCAAACGGACAGCGGTAAACATCAAGTCTGACGCGTGTGCTGCGGTAATGTTCTCTTTACCGTAGGCGTTGATGACAGACGTAATACCATCAACAGCAGTTTCGAGCGGGACAACGCCACCGATAGCAGCCTTCGATGCGACTTCCATGAACTCGAACACGTTATCTTTCGGGACACCAGCCGAAATAGCCTGATACAAAGATGGGATTACCTCATCAGGTAGGACACCGAACTCTTTAGAGAAGTCCTTAACCTGATCCTCCATGTCGTCCATAGCCTCTTGCGAAATGCCGGGTAGGAGGGTGAAGACTTCGTTCATGCCTTTCTCGAACTTGGCGAACTCAGCTACACCCTTCGCAGCGAAACCGGCTACAGCAACCGCAGCTACGCCGCCGGCAAGGACAGCGGCCTTCCCGAACTTTTGAAACCCGGCCTTCGACTTCTGACCGAACGACTTGACGTCACGGTCGGCGTCAGACAGTCCACGTTTCAAACCGGACGTGTCTGCCGTCAGTTTCGCGGTAAGGGTCGCGACGTTCGTTGCCAACTAGCGCCCCCTCTTGGCCTTCGCCATACGCTCACGCTGCTGCGCCTCACGCAACCGGATAGTGTCTAGTGCAAGACGATACGACAACTCGTTGCCAGTCATGTTGGCAAGCATCTGCGTCATTGTCATACCCATCTGTTCACTTTTCTCTAAACACCATCTGAGAAAGGGTCGCCATCGACCTCTGCCTCTGCCTCGTCAGGTGTGGCCCCCGACATGCGGATCGCTGCCAGCACCACATCCTCGACAGCCTTGCCCGACTTGCCCGACAGGGCGTCAACGTCGGAGGCGTCGAACAGTAGCTTTTCGGTTTCGGCGTGGCGCGCTACGAGGACAAGTATCTGTGCGTTCGCTTTGTCCGACTCTGAGGTTGCTAGTTTCTGAATCTTCGACCGCTGAATACCGTCCATGCCCTTCACAAGAATGCGGACGCCCCACTCGGGTACGTCAACAAACTCTCTGCCAAGGTCGTCTGCGGTCAGGACGCTTTCGCGTACCTGTTCCTCTGTCAGTGTTGTGTCTATTTGACTCACTTGTTTCTCCTATTCGGTTGTAGCGAAGTACATCGGGCCATCCACCGTAAGTGTGACCGACTCGCCTTGTAACCCGTCACGCGGCACATCGTATCCGTCGCCGGACACCCGTGCATACGCTTCAAGTTTGTATGTCGAACCTAGATGCAACTCAACGATGACATCTTGATCCGTGTTCAAACGGTCAAAGAACAACGGCTGATAACCGGTCGTCCCTGGGCCTTCGGGTACGATCCTGCCCAAATCTACGGTTGCGCCCTGTAAACCTGCTTGGAACGTCCGCCACTGTGCGTTACTGCTAGTGGTTGAGAACGACGTTATGTCGTGCATCGTGTTGTCTATATCTGCGGCCCATGTCCTTGTCCACGGCAAATATGATGCTGTGACCCAGTACACGGTGGCTGTGACCTGTGCTGATTCTGCTGTCGTCAACGGTGTACCGGTAAAAGACAGCTTACCTTGGACAGCATTCCAAGTGACATCTGTATGCGCGGTCGAGTTGACCAACACCACAGGCGGCAGCGCCCGCGTCCAATGACGCTTCGTTGCGTCAGTGATACGGAACTCTGTCCGGTCTGTCGTCGCACTCAACGACGTGAACGCTTCACCCGCTGCCGTTGAATATGTCGCCGCGGTGTATTTGACCTTCGCGGCCTTACCCGTCAGCGCAGCCATCAGGT